GTAACAACTAAAATTGAGAGTACACCCTATAAAATAAAACATACAAGTTAACTAATATAAAAAAGGTCGAAAAAACCAATAAAATCAATACTTCACGATAAAAAAGGTCGACAACCCACCAAAAATAAAATGTGCATTTATCTACCATTTACTATCATTGAACTTCTATCGCTAGTATCATTTTTAAACGCTTTAAACGCCTTACTACCATTAACCCGTACAAATATAGCTAAAAGCCCCATTTTATTACTAAATGGGGCTTATTTTTTGGTGTTTAAATACTTTTTAAACACTTTAAAACCCCTGTTTAAATACCTAATAATCGAATACGGGAATAATTACAGGAAATTTATAAATATTGATTTGCTCATACAGTTGCACATACAGTTGCACATACAAAACATAAAAAATAATAATAGATGAGATAATAGAGAAAGCCAAAAAACCACATATAAAAGCCGTTTTTTATGTTTAAGAGCCTACTTAATACCCATAAAATAAAGCCGATATAAAACAAAAAAGCCCTGAATACAAGGGCTAACGTTGATATTGTTACTGAAATCAATAAAAAAAAATACTATTATAACCAAAACATCTTTATTCCAGTGTAAATGTGGAAACCCGTAAGGAATATTTTTTGCAAGCATTGAAATTAGAGCGTTAATTAAAACCCCATTTTATGCCCCTTAATAAAATAGATTACAGCTATAGGAAGTTCCAGTACGTTAGAATGTTACGCAAATTATTTATGGAAGGAAAGATTTGCATTGAGCTACTCGAAGATCTACTACTTTGTGAAAACGAATCGCTCAACTAAATTTTTTGCTCAATGACTCCTCAATTTTATCGATAATTTTCATCCCCTCCTCGAGTTCTTTACCCTCGGGGATTTTTTTTGCATTTAACTGAGCCGTTAGAAACTCAATTTTTGACTTGTAAAAGTCAATTTGTTCTGACTGGAACGCTATTTTTTCTTTTAATAACTCATTTGTGCCTCCGGTGTGTGTACCTGGTTCCGTCAAAGGGTGGCCAGAACTTATGCCTTTTGATAACATTGATCCTTTGCCAGTCAAAAGCCATTCAGCAGAAACCTCCGGATACTTATTTAGAATACTGTTTAAGGTGTCGTCTTTTAGATTAGAAACCCTTTTGATAGCTGTTTGAATAGAATTATTAGACATTCCAGTAGCTTTTTCGAATGCGCTAATGGATATATCTAGGTAATCTATCAAATTTTTTACTCTTTCAATCGGTTTCATTTTCAATAACTTAAAAATAATTTAAACAATATTCTAAATTAAATTAGAAAAGTGTTTGTATATTAGAATACTGTTTATATATTTGTTGCATAATTCAAAACAAAGCTAATTAAAAATATGTCACACTTCACAAAAGAACAAAGAAAAAAAATTAACAAGACCGCTTTAGCTGATAAACATAATTGTTCGTCGGCATATATAAGGCTTGTTTTGCGTGGTGAGCGCGAGGAAAATACAGACCTAGCCAAGGCAATTATTGAGGATGCAAAATTAATGTTGGAGATTTTAGAACCTAAACCGGAGTAAGATGTTCGAATACTATCAAAATAATATTCTTTGTGTTCACGCCAATTGGCTTGTAAGCTCGGGTATAATTACAAGCTATAATTATGATGCACTTGTAAGAAGAGGTCACATAAACAAAAAGAATACAGGAGGCAACGGCCGCAAGGCATTAATAGAATTCGACACTATGAGATCAGATATAAAAAATAAAGTAATTGAACTAGCCGGGGATCCTTATGCAAAGGTGACGACTATCACATTTACCGATTATATTATTGATGACCAAAAGGCCTACGAATTTTATAGAAACTATACGCTCGACAGCGGCGAAGCTTTGCCAGAGAAAAACATCAAAGAGTATTGTTGGAATGCATCAATAGCCAACGCCATCAATACTATTGTCAATTCAAAATTAGCGCAGCGCAAAGCATTTGCCGGTACAAAAGTGAATGTTTGGGAACGTATTGCAGAGGTGGTTTCAGAACTTCCAAAACATACTTATCCGCACTCGCTTCCAAGAAATCAAAGAATCCTTAAAGACAAGGTTAAACAGTACTTAAACGATGGTTACGGGGTTTTTATACACAAGGCTTTTGGATCCAAAAACGCGGAGAAAATTAACGATGATGCCAAGTCATTTGTTTTGGCCAGATGGTGCGACCGTGTTAAACGTGTCGCCAATTACAACCAACTTTTGAAAGAGTACAATACTGAAGCCGAGGAGCAAGATTGGAAAATGATTAAATCAGAGCAATCTATTATAAACTTCCTGACAGACCCAAAGATTGAACCGCTTTGGTATGGATACCGTTTTGGCGAATTGAAATTTAAAGAAAAATTTACCATGTCATTCAAAACAGCTTTGCCATCTATGAGAGATTCACTTTGGTATTCAGATGGTACCAAAATCAACCTTTACTATCAGGATGCAACCGGTAAAATGAAAACGATAAATGTGTATGAGGTTATGGATGCTTACAGCGAAGTGTTTTTAGGGTACCACATTTCAGAGAAGGAAGATTACGAGGCAGGATACCAAGCGTATAAAATGGCCATTCAAGTTTCAGAACACAGGCCTTACCAAATATCGCTAGATAATGGTTCCGGTAACAAGAAGCTTCACGCAGGTGGTTTCTTTGATAAAATCAGCCATTTAGCCATTAAAACACAGCCTTATAATGGTAAATCAAAAACTATTGAGAGCGCATTTGGAAGATTCCAAACCCAGTTCTTGGCACAATTGCCAAACTACTCTGGACAAAACATCACATCCAAAAAGGTTTCGAGCCACGCCAATATGGAGTTTATCCTTGCCAATACTGAAAAACTGCCAACTTTCGCGGAACTAAAAGCACAATATGTGCAAAAGCGCAACGAATGGAACCAAGCCACTCACCCAAAAACGGGCAAGCCTAGAATTGAAATGTATTTTGAAAGCGAAAATCCGGACTGTCCAAAAGTAACGCCGTTTCAAATGGTTGACTTCTTTTGGATTGAGAGAAATCAACCAATTCAGTGCCACTCAAGCGGCATCAGTTTTAAAGAAAAGACGATCCAGTATGATTATGTAGTGTATCAAGAAAATTCAAGAGCCGTAGACCAGGATTGGCATATTGAAAATGTGAATCAAAAGTTTCACATCAAGTTTGACCCGGACGATATGAGTTTGATCTATCTCTACAAGAAAACGCCACTAGGATTAAGATTTGTAAGAGCTGCCGAGACGAAAGTTGAAATACACAGAGGACAGCAAGAGCAAGAAGAGTGGGAAGCACAATATTACAGAGACCAAATCGAAGCCACGAAAAAACTTAGAATTTCAACCGAGGCGAAAGTGGAGTCGAACCTTGAAAAACACAAAATGACTGCTGAAAGCTACGGATTTAAAAACCCAAAACTAAAAGGCATCAACTCCAAGAAAGTTAAAAAAGAAAAAACCGACATCGCGAACTATCAAAAGAAAGTAAGTGAAGCGGTTCTCACTGAGGAAGATCAAGAGTTTGACTATACTCAATTAATGTAAAAACGGGTTGCCGCCCGAATTAACCTAAACTATTAAAAAACAAAAGTATGACAACTGAATTCAAAAAACAAGTTCAAGAAAAGTTAACCGCCTACATCGCTCAAAAAGGAAGCCAAAACAAGGCAGCGCATTCGTTAAGCGGTGTTTCCCCGGCGTTGCTTTCGCAAATTATCAACAACAACTGGGAACAAATATCAGACACGATGTGGCGTAACGTGGCCTCGCAAATAGGACACAGTTCTAAAGAATGGGTTTGCGTGGAAACAACAGACTATAAACTGATTTCAAAATTCTTGACGGATGCCCAACAAAACGCCAACGTTTTTGCAATGACCGGTGACGCTGGTTCCGGCAAGTCTAAGACCTTCGAGCTTTACACCGAGAGCAATAAAAATGCCTACCTACTTGGTTGTGCCGAGTATTGGAACCGTAAAGAGTTCCTGGTGCAACTCCTAATTTCAATGGGTATTGATTATAGCGGTTTTACAGTGGCCGAAATGATGAATGAAATCGTTAAAAAATTAAAGTCACAAGTAACCCCGCTTATCATATTAGACGAGGCAGACAAGTTGCCGGACACAGTGCTTTATTTCTTTATCACATTATACAATCGACTTGAAGACCATTGCGGGATTGTAATGTGTGCCACTGACCACCTTTCAAAAAGGATCAACAAAGGTATCAAACTCAACAAAAAAGGATACAAAGAAATCAACTCCCGTATCGGTCGCAAATTCATAGAATTACAAGGAGTGAACTTCACGGATGTAACCCAAATATGCATCGCCAACGGTGTCGAAAGTCCTAAAGACATCAAAGATATTTTCAATGATTCAGAAGGCGATTTAAGAAGAGTAAAAAGAAAAATTCACGCTGTAAAAAATAGAGTTTAATGGCATTAAAACGAGCCGTAACCATAGACGAAATAACCAAAAAAAAGTTCATTGAATTAGATCTGCCGCCCGCCTTCAAAAAGTTACTGGGCACACCCGAAAGAAGCGGGGTTTGGATTATCTGGGGCGAAAGCTACAACGGTAAGACAGGGTTTTCGCTTCAACTGGCAAAAGCCCTGACCCAATCAGGAAAAGTGTTTTATAACACACTGGAAGAGGGCGCACGCAAATCGATGCAGAAAGCCATTGTCCAACAGAATATGCAGGAAGTCAAAAACCGCTTTCTGATAGGTAACCGGGAAAACACCGAAGACCTAAAGGAGCGATTAAGACGAAAGAAATCACCTGACATCATTTTCATTGATTCGCTGCAGCACGCAGAACTAACTAAAAAGGAGTTCAAACTTCTCAAGGAGGAGTTTACAAATAAACTGTTCATTTTCATAAGCCACGCAGACGGCAAGAACCCGGAGGGATCACTCGCCAAGTTTGTGAAATATGATGCTGATGTAAAAATCAGAGTTGAAGGTTACCGGGCGATGTGTTTAAGCCGCCTTGGAGGAGATAAAGAGCCCTATACCATTTGGGAGCAAGGAGCCGCCCAATTTGATTTAAAAATAAAATAGCCATGTCAAAAACAATCAATCAAAAATTAAAAATGACTCCGGAAGAGTATGAAGATTTAATCTTCGGAGCTTACGCAAGATGGTGTGAAAGTGTTACCATCAACACGCACGAGTTTCAAAAAGTGCTAGCCAATTCCTCCATTAATAAATGGTTTATGATGGAATATTCTAAGTGTGAAAAAGAATTTAAACAGCTGACAGCCCGCTATGAAGAAAATGACACCATCATTGCTGAGGACTTCAAACGATGCTACTCTGAGTGCACTTATCGAATGTTTAACATCCGTCCGATGGCATTGTTGCAGGAAATCAACAAAAAGAAGTCTGTTGACAGCATTAAATTCCACGGCGTAAAAATCGAAACGTTAAACTTTAATCTCAATTAATTATGCCTCAACCAACAGAACCGCCAATTAACACCGAAAGGTTTGCAGTAAAGAGAGAAATAGAAAGCCAAATCATTCAGCTCAACATCAAGATAAAAGACGAGGTTAAGATATCCGATTATGTCAAACTACTTTCAGAAAAACGCCAATTACAAGAACTCTTAAACCAGTACAACAATGAGAATTGAAATTATACATAACCGCCTCGCTTTACTTCATTTATGTTTGAAGTTTTCGAGCCAAAAGCAGGAGGTTTTAACTATTTCTGACCGGATGTTTATCAATCAGGAAAGAGGGCAATTATTAAAAGAGCTCGACACACCCGAAATACAACCGAGACCAGTTCCGGAA